CGGGCCGGTCAGAAGACCTGCCCGCCCGCTCTCTGCTGGTGTCAGCTCTCGTCGGTGCAGATGAGCGACGTGTCGGCGAGTGCAGCGGCGCTGCCATCGGGGCACAGTTGCATCGTGATCCTCTGCGAGGGTTCACCGCCGTGGAAGTGCGCGGCCTCGAACGTCTCGGAGAACATCTGGAAGTCGTTCGTCGCATTCAGCGTGCTATCGCGCACGATGCCGAAGTCGAGCGAACCGCCGTCCAAGAACAGCCAGCTGCCTTCTTCGTACAAGTACGTGATCGTCGTCGCGGGCCAGGTCTTGAGCGGAGCGTTGCCCTGAGCGGCGAAGATCTGGCCGCTCTCACCGTCCAAGAACCACGTCGGGTTGATCCCCCGAGCTGCGAAGAACGAGTCGAGCTGCGCGTCAGCGACGGCGAAGTTCTCGTCGAGCGTGCCGTAGGTGGCACCTCGTGCGAGATCTGCCCGCAGCATGCTGCGCAACCAGGCAGGGGCACCGAAGCGGAGCCGCAACCCTTCGACGCGACGGCGTGACGCCCATGCAGCGTGAGCCCGGTCGAGGTTCGCGAGCACGTCGCGAGTCGCACCGAGTCCTTGCACGGTCGTTACTTGCGTCGAGCCGTTCCCGATCGACGTGAGCAGTCTGCTCTCAGCGAAGCGGGCGTGGTTGACCGCCGCCATCTCGATCCACGCGGCGACTTGCTCGCCGAAGTACCGGGCCCGGTAGTTACCGATCTCCAAGCACTTCGTGATCGCATCGACCATCGTCTCGGTCGGGTCAGGGCAGTCGAGCGTCAAGCACGGCTTGGTCGTCGGGTCTGACGGCGTCTCGTCGTTCGCTTCGGTCCATGCGACCGTCGCATCCGAAAGGTCGGCGAGCACGGGCGGCGGGAGCGTCCTGACGCCGCCTCGATCTGCGCCGAACCTGGCGAGCATCGAGTCGCGGACGGGACGTGCTTGCGAGCCGATCACCGGCTGGTCGTATTGCACGGGCGTCGGTGCGCAGATCCCGCCCGAGGCACGGATCGCTTGCGGGCTCGTGACGGCCCTGATCTTGCGGTCGTTGCCGCGCATATCGCCGTCGAGCACCCGGTCTTCGCCATACGCGTCGCGTGCATCGAAGAACCCGAGCGAAGCGACGGGCAGTTCCATGCGCGGACCCTTGTAACCGGCGCTCGCACGGATCGTGCGCATGAACGCGTCGGCGATGGCGTCAGGGCCACGAAGCTCGTGCCCTGCGTTCACGCCGGGGACGTTCGCAGCTGCACGCAGCGTGAGCACGGGAGCAGCAGCGCTCGACGTCGCACGCGGGGCAGCCGACGCGGGCCGACGAGCAGCGACACGACCGACACGAGGCGTCGACGCTGCGATGCGTTGCGGCTCTTCGGCTTCGGGCTCTGCGGCTTCGGGCTCTGCTTCGGGCTCTGCGGCTTCGGGCTCTGCGGCTTCGGGTTCGGGCTCAGCTTCGGGCTCGGCTTCGGGCTCGTCGCCTTCGCCGTCGACCTCGCCACGGATGCGAGCTGCGAGGGCTTCTGCCTGCGTTGCACGCTCAGCAGCAGCATCGGTGCGGGTCGTCTGCTCAGCACGAACCGCATCGACAGCGTCAGCGATGCGGTTCAGCAACGCGATGTTCGCGTCGGTCGGGTCTTCGAGCAGCGGGCCGCTCGCCTGGTTCAGTTCGTCGAGCGCAGCAGCAAGAGCGTCGTCGTCATGCTCGTCGAGCGCTTCGAGACTTGCGAGAAGTTCTTCGAGATCCACGGGGATTCCTTCCCTATCGGCAGTAGTCAGGACTGCGAGGGAACCCGTCCGAGCCCGCTAGCGGCGCTCGTGCGCTCTCGACTAGGGCGAGAGTGTCGGCCTCAATTACCCGGCACCGTACCACGGGCCGATCTTGCGGTGGTGCATCACTGCCCCACCATGCCCCGCCTGAACGCTCGCCAGGCGCGCGGCTCGAAGTCGTCACGATGCACGAGATCTCGCCAGCACGGCTCGACGATGCCCGCGGGGATCGGCACGTCGCCGTACTTGCAGGCGCTGATCAGCCGGTAGATGTCACAGCGCGCTGCTTGGAGCTGATCCCACAGATCGGCGAACAGCTCGACTGTCTCAGCCGCCATGATCGACTCGGACGGCGTGCGTGACAGGTCACCGACGCCGTTACGCTGCTTCACAGACTGAGACGTGTCCGCAACGCAGCAGCAGCGTCGACGTTCAGATGCCGCGTCCGTAACTCGATCGTGGTCAGCAAGCTGCGCATCTGTGCGAGCTGGACGCTCAGCGCGTCGTCAGACGTCTGAGACGAACGCAGAGCCCCGCCAGCGTCGCTGCGGCGGCGGGCTGCACAATCCACGCAGCGTGCGACTTGCCCAGCAGCGACGAGCGCTGTGACGACGCCTCCATGCACTGCCTGTCGGGGCATCGGTGCTGCTGCGATCATCGACATAGCCGACGCTGTGATCGCTTCACGCGAGATCGGGAAGCCTGGCGCGATCACTGCAAGCGCGCCGATCAGCTCAAGGTTCCCGCCGATCAGCCGCCAGTCGCCCGACAGTGTCAGCGACCGCAGAATCGCGAGCTGCTCGATCGTGATGTCAGGCGTCACCCGGCCAGCAAGCCACGGGCCGTGCTCGCCGTTCGAGCAGCGCACGTTCGCCCAGCCGAGCCCTGCGTTCGCGTAGTGGTCACGCGCTTCGGACGGCGACAGCCACCGGCCTTCACGAGTCAGCTCGTCGGCGTGGTCACAGCCGATCGTGAGCGTCCCGGCCGACACTCGACGGCCCGACGCTGTCAGCACCGAGCCGACGTGGAAGTGTGCGTAAGCCGTCTCGCTCACAGGCGGCTCGATGCACTGCCCCGGCGCTGAGCCGAGGTAGCACTGGCCCCAGCTCGCGAGATGCCCGAAGACCTGGCCTTCGTCAGTGATCGTGAGCGGGACATTGAACCTGCCGCCGCCCTGCTCGATCATCAGCGGACTGTCGACGGCGGGTTCGGCGAAGTCGAACCATTCGTCAGGCGGGTACAGCGGCGGTCGGCCTGCTGCTGCTCGTGCAGCCGTCGTCGACACCGCCCGCGCGCGCACAGCACGAGCCATCGGTTCTGCGGGCTCGTCGGGGTTCGTTGTCGCGGGCGGGCCGTCGAGCACGATCGAAGCCTGCTCGAACGCCGGGAACGGGCAGCCCGTCAGCCCTGCGATCTCGTACTGCATGAACTTCGTGACGCCGTCAGTGCAGAAGCCGTCTTCGTCCATCTCGGTGCAGACGAACTGGCACGAATAGTCCTCGGACGGGTCGACCGATACGCCGAAGCGACGCCCGCCGAGCAGCAGATCGCGGAACGCTTCGCCTGCGTCGTTGTCATAGAACCGGCCCGACGCGCCGACAATGCCGACACCACCACCCGTGAACTGCTCGACATACCCGGCGAGCTGCGCGCGCAGATGCCCGCCCTCAGACGTCTCTTGCAGCAGCATGAGCGGCACGAGCGACACAGCAGGGTCACGCCACGAGAAGTCGCACTCAGTGAAGTCGCGCCCGCCAGGCAGCAGCTCCGCGAAGCAGATGCCCTTGTCAGACGTCCAGCTATCGGGCAGTAGCCCGTCGCCCTCAGCGAGGTCGTCTTCGCCGTCGTCCATCATCTCAGCGAGCTGCGCGCCGAGCGCAGCCAGCGCGACGTCGTAGTTCGGGTGCGAGCCGCCGATCTCGACGAGTGTGTCGGTCGATGCTTCGCAGACAGACCAGCTGCCGTCGTCGTTCTGTTCGATGGTGTAGCGCATCGTCATGCCTTCCCGTTCGTGCTGTCGCTGTCCTTCTCGTAGGGCAAGTCGAAGATCGACGGCCCCTCATGGATCTCACCGTCGATGATCGCAGGCTGCCACCACTGATCAGTCGGCGCGTCGACGGTCGGCTCTTTCGGTTCGGTCGGTGTCGTCACTTGAGCAGCCCTCTCGCTTGCAGCACCTTCTCGATCGCAGCCTTGAGCGGCGCGAAGTCGGCCTCCGTCCACTGCACGATCGACGGCTTGTGCAAGATCGTCTCAGCCAGGCCGAGCGCAGCATCGCCGCCGATCTCAGTCGCAGCCCATTGAGCGTAGGCACGAGCCCACACTTCGGACATCATCGACAGGTAGGTGACGTGCGACTCGCTCATCCCGAGCAGTCGGATCGACTTGACAGCGTCGCTCTCGCGTGCAGCCTTGCGGAAGTCGAGGATCGCGTCAGCGACGTCCTGCGAGATCTTGCCCAGCCGCAGATCATTCTCAGTGAACTCGCTCAAGAAGATGCGCGTCACGACGTCGTAATCGCTGGCGTGGCCGATCTCGTGCAGCACAGTGAACTGCTCAAGCTCGCGGGGATGCTCGAACAGGCCGCGCATCTGCTGCACTTCGGTCGTCGCGACTTCGCCGAGATCTTTCACGACGATCGACGACTGGAACCCCGTGACGTCGAAGTAGCCGAGAGCGCCTGCGCCCTTCTTCGGCATCGTCTCGACGATGCGGGTCTTGATGTTCAGGTTCTCCTTGGCATAACCGTAGATCGCCTTCGTGTCGCGCACGTCAGCAGGGTGGGTGTAGACGATGTCGCCGAGCTTGCTGAGCAGCCCGTCGAAGCGGTCGCGCGTCACTTTGTTGCCGAGCTGGATCGTCTCATTCGGGCTCATCGCGCCGCCCGCTGCTGCTTGCTGCTCGGCGGCGTCGGCAGCATTGAGCGCGTCGAGCGCAGCGCCACTGTCAGCGGTTGCGATCGAAGCAGGGTCTTCGCCCGCGATCAGCGTCGGGATGAAGTCGCACTGGCAGCCGTCGTGATCGCCAGGCATGAAGTAGTCGAACGGTATCCAGTCGCCGTCAGTACCCGCGACAGCGAGCTGCTCGTCGTCGAAGTTCGTGAACTGCACGCCATCGAGCTGCTCGTGCGGCTCGAACGGCGACTTGCGATAGGCAGGGCCATAGACCCATTCGTAGCCCTCGACGCCGACACCGCCCCCAGCAAGAGTGTCCTGCACGAGATCACCCGTCGCGACACCGCCGATCGCCTGCCCGTTCGACACCCCGACATAGATCGCGTCGGGTGGAGCAGCAGCAGCACGCACAGTCTCGATCGAGTTCGCGCCGCCAGCCACAGCGAGCGCCTGCCGCACGAGCCCCGCGGGCACTGACACAGTCGGGTCGAACTCGCCGCCGACAGGTTCGTGCGGGTCAGGGCCGTACAGCCTGTGCGCTGCGAGCTTCTGCAAGCTGTCGCGCATCCACGCCCAGCCCTCAGCACGATGATCAGCCTGTCGCATCTCGATCGCTGCACGCCGCTCGTCGGGCAGTGTCATCAGCTTCGCGACGACGCGCAGCGCGCGCGCTTGAGCGTCAGCGACCCACCGGTCGAACTGTTCTCCGAGCAGCACCCACGCCTCGTCGCCGATCAGGACATCGTCAGTGAGCCCAGCTGCTGCGAGCGTCTGCGGGCCGAGCGCAGCAGCAGCCCGCAATGGATGCACCGCCGCGACCGCTTCACGGACGATGCCCGCCTTGCCCTTGATCCTGTTCCCGGCACGGACGAGTGCCTTGTCGAGCGCTGTCGAGGCTGCTGCCTGTAACCGCAGGCGCAGTTCACGGTCGATCTCCATGAGCTGACGGCCCGCCGCGCGCGACGCGTAGACCGACTGCGCCGACGCGACGAGTGACTGCGCAGCGGGAGCGTTCGTGTTCCCTGGCACGGGCTCTTCGACGATCAGGTCAGGCTTGACGAGCTTGATGATCGCCTCGAAGATCCCAGGGTCGATCTGACGGGTCTTGCGGACCATACCGACGAGCATCTCGTCGACGTCAGGCTTGTCGTCTTCGTCGAAGCCCTTACGGTTACGCCAAGCCTCTTGCGAGATCGCGCCGTGTTCCAGGCCGTAGTCGGCTGACTCTTTCGGGTCGGTCTTGCCGATCAGCGCGGACGGGTCGTACCAGCAGATGATGCGGGCGACGTCGGCAGGAGCGAAGCCGACGTCGAGCAGGTTCGGCTGCAAGAACGTGGACGTGACCGCGTCGCAGATCAGCACGCAGCGAGGCTCAAGATGGTCCTCGAACGTGTCCTCGTCGACCTGCGTAGCGTTCGAGTAGGTCGTCTGCTGATGGCCCTTGATCACTTCGACGGGCAGGTCGAGCCCTTGCGCTATATGTTCGATGCGCTGCTCGATGCGCTTGTCGAGTGCATCGGTCGTGTCACGCCCGAAGTCGATACGGCGCAGATACTCAGGCTTGAGGAACTCTGCAGGGCCTCGAATGACCATCGGCATCACCGACGCGGCGCTGCTCGGATCGTCGACCGGGTCGGTCAGCGCTTGCATCAGTTCGTCGATGAACGGGTCGTCGCTGCCTTCTTGCCCGTCTTCGGGTTCTGTCTCGACGTCGGGGCCGTATGACAGCTCGTTCGGCGCGGTGAACGCACCGGCTGACTGCCGTGACTTCGCTTCGGCCTTGACCTGGTTCGACAGCAGCAGCAACGCTTCGCACTCGCCGAGCACGCCTCGCATATTGCAGTCGGGCAGTGCTGAGAAGCGCGGGTGGCGTTGCCAGATCCTGATGATCGTGTCGAGCGCCGGGTCGAGCGTGCGGTTCGACGCGGCCGTACCGGACGGCGACTCGCGGATCTTGTATTCGCCGCCGACCACGGTCACTTCGCTCACGCTCTTGATATCCCACTGCTCAGGCGTGACCGTGCCGTCCGACGCGATGCGTTCGCCGTAGCCGACCAAGTAGCACTCGCCTGCGATACCGAGATTCAAGTCGAGCATGCGCAGCAGTTCGGGCGTGCCGCCGATCGGGCTCTTGAGCCGTGCGATCTCGTCGAGTGCTGCTCGTGCGAGCTGCGGGCTAATGCCCGAGCGCGGGTCGCTGACCGGGATCGGGCTGCCCTCAGGGTCGCCGTAGGTCAGCACCGCGGGGAAGATCCGCAGCTTCGCCATCGCGTTGCCCGTGAACCGCATCCCGAACTTGACCTGCGGGACGTCGTCGAAGTAGTCCCACGCCTCGTCCTGCCATTCCTGGCGGCGTACAGCCTGCGCCTGCGCGGCCTTACGGTCGTCGAGCTTGATCTTCGTCGCAGCAGCGACAAGAACGTGCCCTAGTGGCCGTCGACGGATCGGGAGCTGTGTAACGGGTGCTCGTGCCACGCACGGCAGCGTAGACCGATGGGCACCTATGCGCGCGTCTCGTGCCCCGCCAAGATACCCGCGGCCTCGGACAGCGCGAGCGCGCGCAGCACGGGGCGGGCCGTGCAAGGCGACAACCCACGCAGCGCGACGACGCCGAACGACGCCCACAGACCGAAGCACCACGGGCACGTCACGAGCTTCGCCAGCCACGGCGGGCAGTCATCGAACGCGACGAGAGCGTCGTGAGCGCCGCAGTCACCCGCCATTCGCGCCCGGTCAGCGCCGAACACGGCCTCCCGGTCTTCACGGTACGACCAGCGGATCAGCGCACGTCGTAACGGCTGCGAGATCTTGTCAGCCGTGACGAGTCGCGACAGTCGAGCAGCAGCGAGCACGTCGACGATCAGCTCTTCGGAGATCACAGACGCCTCAGCGACCGCCCCGACAGCCGCACGGCTTGCGGATCGACGCGACCCGCCAGGACGCGCCATCGGCGAAGATCACTTCCATCGTCAGCGAGTTCACGGGCTTGAGTCGCACAGCGTCGTCACGTTCGTCGAGCAGTGTCTGCGTGATCCGGTCGCGGACAGTGGCGACCGTGCCCATCACCCGGATCTGAGTGTCGGCGCTGACCACGTCGCCGTGCGTGACGGTCACGCCGAGACGGTTCATCTGAGGCATGCCCACAGATCGTACCCTGAGGCGTGCGCACCGTGCTGCTCGTGTCCGTCTCGGTCGCGCTCGTCGTGCTCGTCGTCGCCGAACTGTTCGTGCTCGTCGTGCTGATGAGTTGATCTCAGCGTCGGTCATGGTCGGGATCTGCAGTCGTCGTCGTCGCAGACAGCGTGCTCGACGTCGTGCAGCACTTCACGCCGAGCGCCTGAATCTTGTGCTCGGTCGCGAGCCAGCGTCTGAACCGAGCCCTCACAGCTCAGAAGCGTACCGACCATTCACGCGAGCCCAGCGCGTCGAGCGCACAGCTCAAGATTCACAACCCAGCACGCCTCGCCGAACCGGCCCGACAGCGGCAGATGATCAGCACGCGCGACAGCACCCGAACGGCTCACGATCAGATCGCCATGCCATTCCTGATGCGACATCGCCCGCACCATCGTCGCGACGGAATCGAGCACGTCACGCTGACAGCCCAGCTCAGCGAGACGAGCGACGACGCACACCACGAGCATCTCCCGAGCAGCGAACCGCCGCGGGTAACCCGTGCCGGTGCGGTCGTCGATCGGGCGCAGAATCCCGCATGCCCGCGTCCAGTAGTCGAGCTGTCGGTAGGACACCCCCGCGATCTCGGCAGCGTCCGTCGAGCTGATCTCCCGCTCCATTGTCTGCATACACCGAGCATAGTGCGCTACAGCTTGCGCGCTATGTCATACGGCGAGACGGACGGCCAACAGTCACACTGCCCCGCCGAGGCAAGCCCGTCGAGCCGAGCGCGCGTTGCGGACGCGCCTTCGCGAGCTGCCCCTTCGCAGCCGTCGCCTTCGCTGGTCCCTTCGCGAGCCGCTTGAGTCCCTGCGAAAGCGCATCGACTTGATCGTCATGCGCGCCGTTCGGGAACGCTGCGGCTTCGTCGACGAGGCTCTCAGCCCATGCCCGCACGAGCAAGTGCACGTTCCCTGCCTCGATTAGCGGCGACTGTGCACGCAGCCGGGCGGTCTTGTCGCCCTTCGGGTTCTCGGGCAGCAGGCCGGTCATGCCCCGTCGCAACACCTGCTCGACGGCTGTGCGTTCGTCGTCGGTGATGCCCAGCGTCGAGCGCACGTCTTCTGACAGCACGTAACGCGGTTGTGGACGTCTGAGCTGCTCCATCACTTCGGGGCCGTTCCCGGTGTTCTCCACTACGTGACGTCTGATCTCAGGGTGGCGCACGCTCAGCAACGCGATCGCCGTCTTCGTCTGCACCAGGTTGAACTGGCCGCGGAGCTGGTCGACGAGCCAGTAATCAGACCCGGTGCGGCCCCATGCCTGGCCGACCACGTAGTCGCCCGTCGTCTTGTCCTTGAGTTTCATATCCCAGCTGGTCAGCGCGTCGTCGAACCGCGGTGGCGGGCTGTCGGCCCACCGCCACCACGCCCGCATGATCTCGCCGCCTTCTTCGGGTGCGGGGCGTTGCTGCTCAAGCCCCGCCGTCAGATACGACCCGAGCGCCGTAGCGCGCGCGTGCACCGCCGCCAGCGAGAAGCGCTCGACTTCGAGCGGTTTGCCGAGCTTGCGGCCCAGCGGGTCAGAGGCGACGTCAGCAAGCGCGGGCAGTCTGATCACTTCCCAGCCCTCCCCATCACCCGCCTCGTCAGCAGCAGTGAGCATCCCCGTGAGATCTTCTTCATGCCAGCGGGTCATCACCACGACGATGAAGCTCTGCTCGGCTTCGAGGCGCAACCGCACGACTGACCTGTACCAGTCGAACACGAGCTTGCGGCGGGCAGGGGAGTGTGCTTCCTGCCAGTTCTTCATCGGGTCGTCGACGACGATGCCGTGCGCACCGAACCCGGTCAGGCCAGATCCGACACCCGCGGCGATCAGCCCGCCGCCCGCCTCAGTCACGAAGCGGTCACTGCGACGTCGGTCGCGTCGCAGGCGCACGCTCAGCTTGTCGCCATGCTCGATCAACAGATCTCGCACGATCGTGGCGTTCTCATTCGCCAGCTCGTCGCCATAGCTCGTGAGCGCCAGCTTCATCCACGGGAAGCGGTCAAGCGCCCACACCGGCCCCCACTGCGACCCGATCGTGCTCTTGCCGTAACGGGCCGGGAGGTTCCAGATCTGACGGGTGCTATCACCCGCGACTGCACGAGCGAACGCGTCGGACAGGAGCTCGACATACGGCCAGCGCTTGAGTGCCCCACCCGTGAGATGATGCCCCATAGCTGACGGGCTGCTGCGCCAGCCGAGCGCAGCGACGCGGCCCATCGCCCGGTCGATCACCGGGACGTATTCGGGCGGGAGGCGGCTGACGAACTGCTCGACGTCGTCAGGGCCGAGCCAGACCAGTAACTGGCCCAGATCAGCGAGCGAGTCTTCGAGCTGCGCAGGCGGCGGCTTCCGCGCAGGCATCACACAGCCGAGCCGCACACAGCGCACCAGTTCCCGATGCGTCTGCCGATCGGATGCTTGCAGCCCGACGTCGCGCTGACAGCCTTAGCGTTGCGGCCTCCCACAGATAACGATGGACGCTTCGCGGGCGTCGCGACGAGCACCGAGCGGAGCACGTCGTTCGCCGACGCTGACAGCGACTGCCCCGGCGCGGCCCGCTCGATCAGCAGCGCAGCCAGATCGTCGTCGATGCGGACCTGGCGAGTCACGACTTCGGCTTGCGGGGGCGGCGCTTCGGTTGCTCAGCCTGCTGCTGCTCGACGAACGCCCGCACTTCTCGTGACAGGCGCGCGGCGGCGTCTTCGTCTGAGACAGACAGTTCCAGCCCGCCAGCAAGTTCGAGCTTCGTGGTATACCGGGCCGGGAACCGTCGAGTGAGCCGCCATTCGAGGACTTGCGGGTTCGGGGCTTGCTCTTCGGTGCGGGTGGAGCGCTCGATGAGGTTGCCCTGGGCGTCGTGCTTCTCGGTGATCGTGACGATGGTCTGCCCGCCGAGGCCGATGCGTTCTAGTTGGGTGTTGGCGTGGACTTCCCATTCGGCTTCGGCTGACGCTACTGCTGCTGCGAACTCGACACAGGTCCGGTCGTATCGTTCCAGGCCGGGGACTTCGAGGACGTTATCGACGCCTTGTGCTGCTGCTCGTGCGTGGAGGTCGGCTGCGTTGCGGAGGGCTTTGTAGACCACGGTCTTCTGGATGCCTGCTGACGAGCATGCGGGTTCGAGGTAGTTACCTGCTCGCATGGCCTGCACGATGCGTTCGTGCGCGAGGATCGGGACGCGTCGTGCGGGCTCGTTGTCGGTGGCGGGTATGTCCCGGTAGCCGACGATCTGGTCGATCTTCGATGGTGGGCCGCCGCCGCCGCCTGTGTCGGTCATTGTGGGGCATCGTAGGTCGTGTCGGCTGTGCGTGCTCGGACGAGCCAGGCGTAGTGGCGCAGGATTGTCGCCAGGCGTTCTGTGTGTGCTTGTCGTGCGTCGTGGCGGGATAGCCCTATGGTCGTGTCGGGAGTCGTTGCGAGGTGAGCTGTGAGCAGCTCGTCGAGCGTGCGGGCGGTGTCGTCACGGTGCGTGCGTATCAGGGTAGGCGGCTTGTAGTGCCTGACGGGCGAAGCTCGCTTCGACGGCGTCTTCGATCTCGAAGCCTCGCAGACGGTGGCGGTGTGTCAGGTGCTCACGCAGCCCGGACGGCGTGACACACGCAGTGCGGCAGCCGGTCATCGGGCACGGCAGGGGGTGGCAACATGCGTTGCGGGGCTGCTCGACGCGGAGCTGCTCGACTTCGGCCTTCGCGAAGCGGCGATGCCCGCCGAGCGTACGGATGCACGTCAGCTTCCCGTCGCGTGCCCAGCGGGTCACGGTCTTCGCGTTCACGCCGAAGCGGGCGGCGACTTCTGCGGGGGTCATAAGTGTGACTTCGCGAGTGCGGTGGCGTTCGATCAGTTCTTCGAGTGACGGGCTATTCGTGCGGGTCATGGTGTCCCTCCTGGGTTGTGGTCAAGAGCAGCTTCTGCTGTGTGCGAGGGTCGATACCCGACGCGAGCGCGTCGACGCATGAAGCGCATGCGATCTCGCCCAAGAACTCGACGCAGCGCAGAGCGTTCAGCCCGCCGCCCTCACCCGAACGGACTCGTGCCCAGCCGACGCGACGTTCGTAACGCCGTTCCGAGTTCTGCATCGTGCGTCCGCAGATCGAGCAGACCAGCCCGACGTGCACCCGAGGCGGCGGGGCGGGCGTCTTCGACGGGGCAGGGCCGACGTCGCGCTTCGGGCAGCTCTCAGCATGAAGCCGGTAACGCGACCGGGGCGCTGCCGGGTCGTCGGGGTCGACCGCCGCGACTTCGACGTCGTGGCCTTCGTAGGCGACGAACGCCCACCGGCCCTCAGGGTGGGGCACCAGGTCGAGCAGATGGCGGGTGCCGGTTACTGACGTGCAGTAGACCACGTTCCGTGACTTGCACGCAGCGCAGCGAGCGGCCCGCCCCGGCAGCATTAGTTCGCCGTGAGCTGCCAGGCTGACGGCTTCGCCAGCGTCTTCGGGTTGATGAGCGACTGCGCGATCTGCCCGATGACAGACAGGTGATAGTGCGAGGCCGTCACGCCGATCGAGTTCAAGAAGTTCTGGTTCTGTGTCGACGCGAGCATCCCGAAGACGTTCAGGATCGGGTCGTTCGCCTGAAAGCGAGTCAGCTGGAAGTGCTGCGGGATCGCGCCCGTCCCGGCGACAGCTGACCGGTCGGACAGCGAAGAAAAGTCATAGACATCGAGCGACTTCATGCGCTTCGCGTTCGTGCCGTTCGCGAGCAGGCCGAGCTTGCCGTTCGACGACGCGCACGCCTTCGTCACGTCGGTCGGATGGCCGATCCGCACCTTGAGCAGCTCGTTGTCGCCCGCTTCGATGTTGTAGTTGTGGTTATTGTGCGATGACAGACAGCCCTCGAACACAGTGCCGGGTGCTGTCGCGACCGACGCGCCGCCATACGTGCCGAACCCCTGACCCTGGTGGAACGCCGAGAAGCAAGCGGTGAGCACGAGATCGTCGCACCAGTGCGACACGATCCCAGTCGCTGACGGCCCGCCGTCGAGGCACTGCGCCTGCAAGTTCTTCGCCCGCACCTTGCCTTTCAGGTGCAGGAACTGCACCGCGAACGTCTCAGCGAGCGTCGCCGTGCTCAGCGTCGTGAGCCCGCGCATGTTCAGGCTCTTCACGTCTGCGATCGTGATGCGAGCAGCAGCAGTGCCGTTCTGGAAGCGCAGGTTGTCGCCGACGAACGGGTTCACCTGGCCTGCGGCGTTGCCGTCGAACGTCAGCCCCGTGAGCGTGATCGGCGCGGCGAAGTTCGTCCACGTCGCGAGATGGTTGCCCTGCCCCGGTGTCGGCAGAGCGCAGCCGTTCGTGCGCTTGAACTTGCCGCCGTCGCCGAACAGGCTCACGCCCTTCATCGCCATCGTCTTCGTGACACGGAACGTCGACGTCGCGCCTGGCGCATAGATCGGCAGGTGGTTCGTCGTCGCGTCGGCGACCGCAGCAGCGACCGCTGGCGAGCTGTCGGCCACGCCTTTCGGGTCTGCGCCGTGCTCGGTTACCAGGTTGACCACTGTGCGCGTCATTGCGTGCTCCTTCGTCGCAGCTGTCGACGACGCGACTCTAACCGCTCAGCAGCACGCTGCTCTTGTGTCCAGATCGCAGAGTGCAGCCCTGCTCGTGCGAGCCAGTCGACAGCGTCGAAGTTCATCATGCCGACTTCGAGTTCCAGGCCAGCAGCGAAGCCGCAGACAGCTTGCGCCCACCCTGAAT